CCCGACTGGTCTATATATATTTCATTGTCTGCTGACAAAACATCTAGTGATATGATTAGTAAAACAAACCCAAGAACATTTATTTTTAAAGGCTCAAGAACCTTTAATCCAATACTCTTGTTCATATCCTTCCTTTATAGTTTCTAGCACTGCTGTTTCCACCGCAATCTGTAAAGCTATGTTAATTGATTCATTTTCCACTATTCCGCTTTCTATTTCAACTAGTTCGGTTCCGTTACTATAAAATCTAAAAACATCCTGGTTTACAGCTGCTGACAATATTTGCTTTGTAACAAGTACTTCAATCAGGATCTTGCCTGTCAAAACTGAGACCGTTCTGAGTTGTATTGTCACTGAGTCTTGCCTATATTCTTTGCTCCCTCCGATACCGAGCCACCTTGCTCCAGCGCCGCCAGATCTTTGATTAGATTCGTAGGTAACTACGGAACCTTGCATAAGCAGTCCTGCGAATAAAAGGGGTTTGACCTTTTGTGGTTCAGAAAAATCCTCTCTGCTAGTCCTTATAATCTGTCTTTCTTTTGTAAGGTTATCCAGTCCTACTCTTTCTACCACTTCAAAAACTCCTGAGTGCTTCAGAGCTCTAATAAGATATGCATCAGGTGCTTGGGTAATTGCCGTACTAAAACTTGCATATTGACTGTTGGATCTGCGTTGGCCAGTATTGTCTTTGAATGAGTTTGGGTAAACCGCAACTATAGGTTTGCGTTTTGGTATGTCTACTTCAGACAGTTTTGTCAGTAAGGCACCGACTTGTGCTTCTTCTACACTTTTAAAAGGTGGGATCCCGTTGTCTAATGGGGGAACAATTAATGCACAGCTAGAAGTAGAAAGAACCGAGAGGAACAGTAATTTCTGTAGTATTGCCTTCTTCATCTGTAATTATTAATGTTATTTTGTCATCCTCCACTCTGTATTCTATAGTATTGCCTTCTAATTCTAGAGTCCCAAATTCAGATGCTGTCTCGCCAAACAAGCTATCTACCAACTGCCTGGAAATCTGGGCATAAATTCGCGATTCCAAATTACGAATAAATCTGGCCAAAGTTGTGTTTTCTGCCTCGCGTTCTAGATCTTCTTGGTATGCTTTTATTTCTTCTCTTATGGCTTCTTTTCTATTAAATTCTTGATTCTCTATAGTAAGTACATGGGAACTATATCCGTTGCCAGAAAAACTAGGATTTTTGAATTTGTGTGTCATTTCATCAGCACCAAGTGTCAAAGAAATCAACAAGATATTAGCTAGACCTAATATACAGACCAATACGAGTATCTTTTGTTTTTCTCTATCCATCAAAGAAAATTAACTGCGTAAGTCATTAATGCTAAACTTAAAAGTATCGCAGTTAGAGAGCCTCTTACAATTATCTTATCTAGCTGTATAAAATCTTTTTCAAACTCAGCATTTGTATATTCATAAATATATTTATCACGTGGAAAAGGTCTTTTGGGCATAGGTTCAAATATTACATTGTCTATTGATACAAGTTGCTCTCTTTCTATTTGATTAATTTTTGCTTTATCCATTACGTCTGTCCTGTTGTTGTTTAATCAACTCTTCTAACTCCTTTTTCGTTTTTATTTTTTGGTTCTGCTGTTTCATTTTGCATCTCTTTTTCTCTTTTCTCAAGAGTCTCAAGTTTCACACTAAGACGAATTTGGTCTTGATCCAAAAGCCTGAGCGAATCTGTCAACCTGATAATTGTTGCCTTCATCTCTTCTAATGCAGGTTCTACTTCCTCTGTTACCGTAGTCCAGATGAAATAAACGAAATAGCCAAGACCAACGACCATGACTACTGGAAACCCAAAGTCTGCTATAAGCTGTGCTATGTCCACTAATCCCTTCTAGCATCAATAGTACCGTCCTCTACAAAATTTTCCGCTCTTGCTATCCTGTCTAGGTCTGGTGCTATATTCAATGCACTTGATACCATTATATCAATCTTAATCTGCTCGTTATTTATTATTGTGCATCTGGTAATCAGCATCTTAGTTATGCCTTGTATCGTTTTGATTTCATCAACAAGACCGTCCATGATTTGTTTCATAACCAAAAAGATAAAGAAACCCATAATCAGACCGCTTGCTATTGGCAATCCTACTTCTGCTATGAGTTCAAACACTTCCATAATCTAATCTTTTTTAGTTTGTGGCTTGTGGCTATTTGTATATAGACCGAACCATGCCGCCCCTGCCCCTACCACTATTGAGATCAAGCCTGACTGTTCAAAACTTGGATCAGGCAAATCCATAAACCAGAATGTAGTGTAATAAAGCAGATACATATAAACACCTAAAAATGCTCTAGGTATGATTCTCCAACTGTCTATAGCTTCTGCCACAAAGATTAACTTCTGAAATGGGTTGCGATTGTATTCATCTTCCAACTCTCTGATTCTATCTTTAAGTTCAGACTTTTCTTGTAGCAAAGCCATAAACTTATTAAGATCTATTTCTACCTCATTTCTATCCATATCACCGCCGAATCTTGGCGAACCGTGTTGTTCCATATTTACCTCCTAGCTTATTGTATATGTTACTGAACCCCATGTGCTATGTGCTGCTCTGTGGGTTTCATGTTCTGTTGCTTTTGCTGTTATTTTAATCAGTTTGTAAGTTTGTGCATCTCCAAACTTATTTTCGTTTGTTCTATCTGTTTCTGCTGTACTAAGATCTGGTCGCCATCTCTCTAGTTGATTCTCGTAAGTATCAACCAATTCTAAGACCGCACCTGTGCAACCCAACTCCGTATAACACAAGGCACCGCCTAACATAAGGTTTGCTGTCGCATGACCTTCGCCTCTGTATGTAGGGTGTATAACTCCCATTTTAATGGTTACAACTTTGTTATCAAATTCATAATGATTGAATCCAAGTTTCGTACCATCTGTCTTTTCAAGAACTGCTGTTAGAGAACATTGGTTGCCTGCCTTTACTGTATCGGCACTATATCCCTCCGTCACATAAAGCATATGACTGAACTCTGTGATTCTCTGATAGTAAGTATTAGAACCGATTGGAAAATCTTTCAGACATTCCATGACAAAAGATTGATCTGATTCAAGGAGTGGTCGCATTTTATAACCGTTGCTTGAAGTGACTGTAGCCATTACTTACCTCCTCCTGATACGTTTGTTAAGGATAAAAGAGCCTGTAGAGTTATTGTTTCACTTGATGCGGTATGTGTTACTACACAAGTTGCTGATTTTACATTGTTGCCTGATAGATCAGTAATACTGCCTAATGTGAAGGCATTACTAGCATCTGCTTGTTCTACACACGCACTTATATAATCTGCTGTGCTGTTGCTTACATTTACAAATGACCATCTGATTGTGCAACTCTGTTTACTCGTTCCGTTGTCTGCAGTGACAGTCAAATCTATGTTTGATGATGTTGGTGAATAAACGGATCCATCGCTAGAAATCCATTGCGCTATTTGCGAGTCTGCATTTAGCACTGTGACTAAGGCATTATTTATTTGAGCGGCAGGCACATCTCTTTGCACATTACCGCTACTATCTAATCCTGCTGTTGCCCTTGTATGTGCATCTATAAGTTCAGCAGGACTTTTTGTAGTACCGTTGCTTCTTACGTTACCAGTTAAATCACCTGTAAATCTTCCGCTACTATCTATTCTCTCATTTGCTCTTTGCGCACCAACTGTTATGGTACTATTAGCAACTCCACCTACTGTGCCTGAATGATTACCAGATGTTTCTTGACCTCTAATTGTTGCTGAACTTTCATTATCTACATTGTCTAAACCGACATCAGACTTTGTGGTATTGGAATTATCAAGACTACTCACAGAAACAACTGAACCTGTAACTGTATGATTCACTACAGAAGTAAAAGCAGACCTAACTCCAGATATACCGTAATGCCTTACCCTAAAATTATAAGTTTGTCCGACTTCTAATCCACCTACCGACAACTCTGTTGCACCATTTCCTGCAAACATAGAACTATAATTTGATGCACTATTTCTCTTAAATTGCACCTCTGTACCTGAGACTAGAGAAGATGCACTGTTAGTCCAAGATGCCACCACAACTCTTGTGTTATAAACATCATTAACTTCTGTATTAGAAGCTATAGAAAGATTACTAGGTGCTGCAATTTGAAAAGTACCAGATACCAAGTCACTCCCTGCTGCTATGTTAGCCTGGTAATCGCTGACAGCAAAAGAAAAAATTGAGTTGTCTGTCTCTTTTAGACTTAGTCTAACTCCCAGAACAGGAACATCCTCTGTTTGTAGCACCTCCATATTTACAGAAATAACTTCAAAAACCTTTTGAGAAAAACTTAGTCTTTCATTTGTAACATATACCCAATCTGCAGGTTGCAGTTTCATAAAAGATAAATCAACCAAGCAACTTATTTGTGTACTGAATCTTTGATTTTTGAGTGCTAATCTACCAATCCTTTGAGCCATTGTATGCGTTACTGTAAACGGCAACTGCTTTTCCATTTGTTTGACATAATTTGGCTTGTCAGAGTTTGTTCCATTGGGTGTGTCCTCTGTAAGAAACGTTGAATCCTGGTAAACAGGAGCATCTGCTGCCACAAAGTTGTTTGTTGAGTCCACGTAAACAGGCTTAACTGTATTATAGAGATCTCCTGTTGCACCTTGTGTTGCCACAGTAACAGGTGCAAGAAGATTATCATCTGTGATTGTCAGAGAGGGTGTCTGTGTTGTGCCTGCAAAAATGTTAAATTGTCCGTTTGTATATGACATTTTTCCTGCCATTGAACTGAGTAACCCTTCTATGACACCACTCCCACTAGCTCCAAAATTAGTAAATCCGTTTGCAGTATATTTATCTTCTGTAGAACTATTGTCAGCAAGAGTTACATCCACTTCGCAGGCATTTGCAGCTGCTGCCACTCCACCTTGATTAGTTGTGTCGTTAATTTCAGAACTTAATGCTTTCAATCCATATGTTGTGTCTGTCAGATAATCTCTAATGCATAGAGCGGGGTTGTCGCTCCATGCTGTGCTTGAGTTTCTTGGATCAAAAACTTTTTTGCCTTTGACGACAAAAGACATATTAGGCATTCCACCTCCAAACTTTTCTGGATCAAAAACCATTTGGATATAAACGTAGGCACAGTCCAAAAACTTATCAGAAGTGGTCAATGAACTTTGTGCAACAGCATAAGCATTAGATGCAGTCTGGGATCCATCTTCAAAGCAAAATCTTACTAATCTACCTGAACCATAATTGTTATCGTTTTCTGTATTGGTAAATTCTGAGTTTGTAACGGTGAAAACAGTCGTACTGTTTATTGTGCTTGATGATGTTGTTAGAGTTACATCGTTCAGTCTTACACTTTCCAGGCTTTCTACTTCGTGTCCTGCTAAGATTATGACTGCGTGAAAAAGATGATTATCTGTTCCCGTTGTTTCCATGTGTACGAAAGTACCACCTACACGGCATTTTCCGTATATTATTTGTCTTGGTGCTGTTGGAGCGCGTGTTGCAAACTTAGATCCAAAATTTGCACCTGTTGCATTTAGTCCTTTTGATAACATGCCTCCTATAGCAGAGGAAAGCAGAGTTGTTGCAAATGTAACGGCAGCTAATGATGCTGCTCCTGCAGGAACACCCAAAGATGCAAACGCCTGGAATGCACTACCAAATTGACCTGTAGCTGCTACTACAAATACTACAAATGCTGCTACTAAAGCTGCTTTGATATGTTTAGCCATCTATCCTCCAAGCCTTGATGACATTTACATTCTGCTTCACAACTAACCCATCGTCATCTACACCTAAAGCGTTGAATCCATCAAATACACACGCAAGTTCACTTTCTTCTTTGTAAACTCCAAAGTCTCCTTTAGTGATATATGCAGATTCTATGTGTCTGATGCCTGTTGTCTTTTTCACTGCGTTATCTATTGCAGATGCAAGACCTTTACCTTTGCCATATTTAAAAATACTTTTCATGGCTTGATCTTCACTATCCCAAGACCAATCTTCAGGCAGTAAACTTTCTTCTGTCATAGTTTTTATAAAACCATTGGTAAAGTGAACACAATCCCATTCTCCCCATTTGAAGGGAGTCAGGAGTTTACGGTTCAGATAAGCATCAAACTCTATTTCCCAGTCAGGTAACTTTTTCATTATCTGTGGTTTTCTTCTGTATTATGATGTCCTGAGTCACGATTGCTACCTCCACCTCCTGCGCTTACATCCTGTTTTTGACCCCATGCTATCTGCTTATCTGCAAGCTGTTGCACTCTGTTGAATCCAGTATCGCCGTTGTGTAGAAATTGTTGCGACTCTAAGGTGTATCTGAGGTTTGATGGCCTTTCTAAATCTACTAATCTGTTCTCGCAATCTATCGTTACCGTAGCTCCTTCTGGCGTATCGTTGACAGTTAGTGATGTCATACGGCCTTTGAATAATGTTATTTCTCCTGCGCTTTCGTTTGATCCACCCATAAGAAATCCCATAAGCAAAGAAATTGGTCTGTTTTGATAGTTTTCTGTCAAAGCATAATTCAGAACCGTAGCATCCATGCCTGACAAAGATATTGTAATGCCACTTGATTTTAGTTCTAGATCTTCTTCAACACCGCTTATAGCCAGAAGGGATCCTGCGCCTGTATATGTTTCAGAGTCAACCGTTAAGTCATCATTGCCTGTCCAGACTCTTATGTCATCTGTATCAAATTCTGCTTTTACCGCAAAAAAAATAGTTTGTGCATCGGCACCAAGCCTGGATGAAATCGCTGTGTCTATGCCTTGCCTGGTTGCCATCAGACGACCTCAATGCATGAAAAACTTATTCCGTATAGTGAAAGCCTATCTGCGCTCCACTCAACTGTGTTTTCTCGTAATCTGAATAATCCTTTTGGGTTTTGAAAAATCACAAAATTACCATCGGCTAAGTCTGATCTTAGCTTTGGCTCTATCCTTACAGAGTACCTGTCTGGACTTGCATCTGTGAGGGTGGCATCTTCTACCGCCATAACTAATTGAACAGGATTTGCTGTTGTAGCTGTTCCTGCTGTGATTCCTAAGTAATCTCCTTTTTTTATAGTCCCTGTGAAACTACTTGTAGTGTCTAATGAAAGTGCAGTTGCACCTTTCACGTTCTGTTGAACTTTACAGCTTGCAGTTGAACTTACATTAGTCAAAACACTATCCACTACTACTTGTTGATTGCTGTTTACTGTAGTTATTTTATGAGTGCCATTGTTTTCTTCATTTGCAAGACCTGTCACATGAATGAAATCTCCTGCTACTGCGCTTCCAAAAACTGCATCACTTGTCTCTATAGTATTGGTATTTGTAACTGTAATACTTGTATTAGCATCATTTATGCGTTTGTCGCCCAGTAAATGCGTTGTATTGAATGTTCCTTGATTGGTTAATGCATCTGGATCTGCAAACTGAAAATGATTCGTAGTGCCTTTTAATTGCATCAGAAACGATTGCCATTCTACTGCCTGTGTTCTGTTTAACGGTGGCAGAGCAACGTCTGCTTGCCAGTAGACCGCATCAAATTCTTGTGTCAGCACTTTGCCTGTGAACGGTGAAGCTGTTTGACCGATAGCTCTATAAAGACTGAACGTACTTCTTACAAAGTTCGGCGATGTCGGCATGGTTATTATTCTAGCCACGTCCTATAAGTCCTTTTCTATATGATCCACCGCGCACTGCTGCTTCCAGGACTGCGCCTTTTGTAACATCAGATATCTGTGGAAGCATCTTTGTCACTTCTGCTCTTACTGTTGGAACTACACCTGTTGCAAAATTGACTGATTGATTTATAACAATCGGTGAACCTCCCATCGCATTGGCACTGTTCATATTATTCATAATGGTTCCACCTGTATTTGGGACAAATATTTCTGCTCCTCTTTCTCCTACAATTACTGGAGATCCTCTTTGCACGGTTCCTCCACTTGCAAACAGTCCAGGGCTTCCCGTAGATCTTGTTGCAGCTGCAGCTGCGCCGCCTCCTGGATCTGAAATGATTCCTCCGTAACTAATGCCTAAATTTGGAAAAAGGCCTGCTAGGATCCTATTCACAACTTCCATTTGTAAAAATATAGTTATTATTTGACTGACTATTTGTTTTGAGAAGTCTTTGAATGCCTGTAGTGCATTTGTTCCATTCAGCAAAGACTCTACAAAGTCTCCTGTAAATTGTTCTGATGATGCTACTATTGCTCTTTGCATAGATATGATTCCTTCTGAAAGTTGATCTGATTCTGATAGGAAAATTTTAACTGCCTCTTGATATTCTTCAACAGTCATGCCTCCCAACATGCTTCTTATTATTTCCTCTCTTGTCGTTTCTCTCATGCTATCGGTGACTTCTTCTTCTACACGACTTAGGTGAATTTTTAGTTTTTCATCGGCTACTTTATTAATTATTCTTGATAAGTCAGCAAAATCGTTTGCCACTAATTTTTCAACACTAAATTTTGCGTTTCGCATATCTTTATTCAGCTTTTCAAAAAGTGCAAATTCTGTTTTTTCATCTGCTGTCAAAGTTGCTTTGAAATCCACGTTGGTTTTTATTAATTGTTGTAATCTTTTATTTAATGCATCTAAGTCATCTTCACCATCTTTTGCTGTTTGAAAAAATTCCAGAAGAGTAGCGGCTCCGCCTGCTATGGTTGTGCCAATATTTAAAAAAGCACGACTTGCAAGTCCAAGTGCATCAGCTATCGGATCAGATGCTTCTATGAGTCGCGTACTTTCTTTTGTAAAATCCACCATACCTTGTGTTGCGCCTGCTTCTCCGATTCTGACTTGAAAAGAGTCTAACGAATCGTTTAAGTTAGCTATAGCACCTGAAAGTGTTTTAAATCTTTCTTCTATAGCTGTAGCAAATGTTGTTTGGCCGATCTCTCTTAAAAAGGCAATGATAGATTCACCAGATCTGTCTATGGTCTTGGTTACACCGTCAAATGTAACTGTAATTTTGTCACCTTGTTGCCTGGCTATGACACCGAACTGTTTGAGCATCTCCATCTCGCCAGTGGTTGCATTGAAAGCTGCTTGAGCTAGTTGCTCTATGCTTTTGCCCATACCTGCCGCGAAGTTACCAAAGTCTTGTAAGACTTCACTAGTCGGCACGATACCTGCTTGTTTCAAGGTTATGAAGGATCTTGCAACCTCATCAACTTGGAAAACTGTTCTCGCGGTGAATGCTCTAACTAGTTTGAATGATTCTGCAGCTGCTTCTGTGCTACCAGTAACTGCTCTTAAAGTAGCTTCTAAATCTTCAAACTTTCGTATTGTATTGATGAGACTGGCGGTCAAAGCAACAAAACCAATTGCTGCCACAACTCCACCTAATTTGCTGAATGTTCTATTTGTTTTTTTTGCTGATTTTTCGGTTCTTCCTAATTTCTTATTGACATCGTCCAGGCCTTTACGGAGTTTTCTAGTCTCCGCACGGATCTCTATAACTAATTGGTCAACTGTTGCCATCTTTAATCAGGGTACAACTCCATCAAATCTTCAAGTTCTTGGTTGGTCAGTGGTTTGTCCTGCTCACCTCCGTTAAATTCTACAAATCCTTCTAGTGCCATGTAAATTTCTATAGGTGACATTTCCCAGAAGTCTTTTGCTCTTATTCCTATCATCCCCACGCATATTGTGAAATACCTTCTTATAGGCAGAGAGTCTAAGGACTCTCCACCCCTTGAGGCTTTCCCTCATCTTCTTCTGCTTCTGAGTCCGTTAGTGTAAGTGCTAAAAGTGTAGCCACTGCTGCGCTTGCTTTCACTATGCCTGTTTCTGAGACTATGTTTATAACGTCTTTTCTATCCAGGTTGTTTCCACCACCTCTCAAAGCAGGATGTAAAACACCTATTATTTCTGCCATCCTTATGTCGGCATCTGCCATTTTCGTTGCTAGTTTTATGATGCCACAGTCCAACTCTTCCTCTATTTTTATAATAGCATCAACAGTCAACCTGCTTTTGTAGGTTTTTTCACCTAACTCTATCTCAATCTCGCCCTTTAGTGGGTTTGTCATCTGACTTCTCCTGTTTTGTACTTGCCATTGCAAGTTTGATTTTTAATATATTGTCTCTCTCGTCTAGTACACAAGAAAGAATGTCATAGGTTTTACCATCAACTATAACTGTTGATGGGTTCTTTCCTAATTGGTTAGGCACCTCAAGCATTTCGCCGTTTTGCATGGCAGGGATCTCTGCCTTCGCACCTTTAACTGTTACGTTTTGCCAGGCCATTTATTAGACTGTAGCAAACGTTATAGCACCTGCGCTCTCAAAAGACACTGAGTAAGTAACTTCACCGTTGAACTCACCTGCATACTCTAGAGACGTTATTTGGAAGGCTCCTGTAAATGTTCCAAAGTCTGGCACTAAAAATTGATAGTTACCATGTGTGTCACCAGAAGCTGCTGTTCTTATAGTTGCTTCACTAGAGGCATCTGTAAATACACCACTTCCTGAAACACTTACGGATCTTACACCTGCGCCTGCCAACATTGTTCTTTCATTGTTGGTGCTGTCTTTGTTTGTAACGTCAACTGATTCGTTGTTGATTGTAAGGCTTGTTGATCTCAAGCCACCCACTGTTGTAAAAGTCTCAGGTGAACCACCATTACCGACTTTCATTAGCATTGCACTACCTTTTTGTGCTGCCATATTTATTCTCCAATTGAGAGAGCAGTAGTTATTTACTCTCTAATTAAACAAGCCTCCTGGCATCAAATATTTACTAAGTACAGCTAGTTAGGATGTTCCTAGTATTATGGCTCGGAATCGCATGACACCGTGCCTGGTCACTCCGTCTGGATCTATTAAGATATCGCCGAACTCAAATCTCAAGTTAATAAGATTGAACCCTGTAACACTCAAACCATAATCATGAAGCAAATCATGAATCCTGTCCATAATTTCTTTTGTTTGTTTACTCCCCTTGTATTGTGACCATACGTCCAGGTTTATTGTATATTCACTACCGTCTACGTCTTTCGTTGAGAAATCTATAGAACTGTCTCTTCCTATGCTCACGAAAGGATAGCTGTTGCCTTCCTGCACCTCATCATATATTCCTGCACCTAAAGTAGAGGTAAGGTTATTGTCTCCATTCAACCTAGAGTAGATTGCCGATTGGATTGCAAATTGTCCTAGTGCCATTAGTCTAAGTAGTCTCCATCTTTAAATATTCTTTTGATTCTTGGTCTGTTCTTTTCCAAAGCAGGTTGCATGAAAGGTCTTGGCAGTATATTTGTCGTTCCGAACTCAAGGTGTACTCCGTAGGGTGACTGTCCATCGGAGTTTGATAGAACTTGGCCTACAATCTCGTCTTTTTCTAGATCTACTTTGAAAGTTATGCCTCCTGCCAGTTTACCTTGATCTGTTGCAGGTGGTTCACCTGGTGCAGATGCAACATGGGGTTTTGTTCTGTTTCCTCTTGAGTAGACTCTGCCTGTTTTGTTCCCTTCAGCTATACTGTCTATGGCAGTTTGTGCAACTAAAGATGCGCTTCTTCCCACCAGACGTTTGAGTTCTTTTTTTGTATTGTCGTCTAGCCGTTTTTTTAATTTTTTCTTGAAACCTTCTAAGTTTTTTATTCCGCTTTTTGCCATCAGACCGTAACTCCCAACTCACATTCCAACTCTAGAAACCTATCTCTGTGATCTACGTTCTTAATGTATCTTATGTTGTAGTAATCTTCATCGTACAAAATACGGAAGTTTGTGCCGATATCTTTTCTATATCTAATTGTGAAAAGGTGAGTTGTTTGTTCTTTAACTTGTCCCTGTCTTAAACTTTCATTACCCCTCTTTGGCTCTATAGCTGCCCATAGGTTGACTAAAGTTGTGTAGGCTTCTGTAATACCCCCGCCTGCATCTCTTGTATTTGTCGGCTTCTGTAGCTCTATCTGGTGTCGCATATGTCCGATGTTAGGCATAATCTACCCCACAGACATCAATGCGCTTGATCCCAGGCCACTATGGATCCTGTAAGGGGCATATAACATCTTGATCATAGCAGGGATCTCTCTTGCTTGTTGGTACTCTCCCATGTCTCCTCTATGCTCATACATATGGGCAATGTGTTGAAACATCCCCATCCTGATGGGTTCAGGTATAGCATAAGCACTCGCGTACCCTGCCACATATACAACTTCTATTGCGTTTGCCACCCTCAAAGCTGTTGGAAAGGTTTCTCCTGTTCTTAGAACAATCCTTCCTGGTTCTCTTTGTGTGTCCACATAATATTTTGTAGCTGCCATTGTGGTTGCATTATCACTGTCATCAAATGTCTTTAGTGTTGTTACACTTTGTATCGGGGATCCTGGTAATACAACATAATTCTTATAATAATTCAGATCTGGTGCAGTTCTCATACCTTCTGGCATATAGCTTTCTTGATCTGTGATTGCATCTAAGGTAAGTGTTATTGTTTGTTGCATCAGAGATCTGGCCAGGTGATTTTCTGCAAACTGTCTTGCAGCTGTTATCATGGGTTGAACCACCCTTTCGTCACTAGCATCTTCTAGTCTTAGATATTCTTTGACCTCTTGCAAAGACAAAGGCTCT